ACGCCCTGATACAAGCTAATTGAACTAAGTCTGCACTGAAGCCTTGTACTGGATAATTAAGTATCTGAGTGGCATTCGATACTCTGTCTGCTTTGGTTCTAGTGACATTCGGCCAGAAATACTGACGCCCGCTAGGTGTGGTTACTGTGCCATCTTTTAAGGTGCCATTCATTAGTGACTGATGCCAGCCATATATGCCCTCATAAATCTCATAAAAACGGCTGAAGTATGCCTTTATATGCTCTGGTTGACCGGCTCCAGTGCCTCCAAATAGTGGCTGAAAGCTGGCCCACTTGTGACCTTGACGCTCATCCTTGCTGACTTCGTTAGGCGGCTTCTGTAGACAGATACTTGCTGTCTGCCTGTGTATGTCCTTGCCTTCTAGTACGTCTGCTAAGCCTTGACTGTCTCTCGACAACTCACACGCCGTTCTAAATTCAAGCGCGGAGTAGTCACTTTCGATCAAGAGACCGTTTGGGAACCTACTGACAAAGCACTTACGAACTGGAAAACCTCTCTTAGGCTGGTTCTGTAAGTTCAAAGACATACCGCCGCCACTCGACAGTCTACCCGTAGAGGCAATGCACTGATTGAAGTTTGCATGGAGGAACCCGCTTGCGCGAGTACCCCGCTTAATACCAGCCACGAAGCTATCCAGATAAACAGAGACCGCACTTAGGCGAGACAGCTTAGTCAGGAACTCTACGGCTGTAGCATTATCCTTGCGCTCTGCCTGTTCAATCAGACGCTGTATAGTAACCTTGTCAGACTTAAACCCGCCGATACTGGCATCGTAGGCTGTACTAGGAGCCATCTTCAGGCCAGCAACTACACCCGTCGAGGTGTATATCGCTCCTACGCCATTACATACAGCACACCGTGACCTATTCTTATAGGGATCACCCTGCACACGATACTTCTTACCTAACTTAGTCTTAGTTTTGACCTTGTACTTCTGGATAGTACCGGAGCCGCCACAGTCAGGACACTGCGAGGCTGACTGCTTCATAACAACTCTGGTTGTGGTCCGTACTGCGTCCACAAACTTATTAGGATACTTGATGAACTCGAAAGGTGGCCTGAGTGACTTACCGGCTTCGTTGGTTCCGATGTTAAACGTCTGCTTGTGTATGGCCTTGTCGATGACTTCCCGCGAGTAGATCACTCTGGTCATATCATCGCCAGAATTTAGGTTAATGGGAGTGTCACCCATCACCTGTTCAACAATACGCTTCAGGTCTATCTCTAGAGCGGCCTTCTCTTCGGTAAACTGCACCTCAACTTCTGCCAGAGCATCCCTATCGATCTTGACCCCGTTCATCTCTATCTCGCAGAGAAATAAAAGCATCTCATTCATAAAGGGAATGACCTTCTTCAGGCTGAGATTATGCTCACGGGCTAGGATGTCTTGCTGGGCAATATACAATTCACCACAGGCCTTAACGTCAGCCTCTGCATATTCATTGACAATATCTAAAGGCATCTCTGAGAAGTCGATACCTTCCCTGAACATATCATCAATCAATTCGGACTTTTTAAGGCTCTTAACTTGCCGTCTGATTGCACTCTCTTTTAGAGACAGTGGTCTACGCTGACCTTTGGCAAGCAAGTACTCAACTATCATAGTGTCATACACCAGCGGCGGTAATTCAAAGCCCATCTCTAGCAGCCACTCAGCATCGAACTTCGTATTGTGGCAGATCATGCCCTCTGCTTCAGCGAGGTGCTGCTTCAGGCGGTCTATCCCGTCAGGCGACTGTAGCTCCTTGTGATACCAAATGTCTTTGTGAACCTCATCCACAGTCTCCAGCCCCAGCCAACCGTAGTAAGCAGACACACACCGATTGTCAGGGTTCTTGGGGCTGTTATCTATGCGGCCATCTATTCTCTTAACCGTTGTCTCTAAGTCTAATACAAGCCATTTCACCACGGTGGCTCCCCATTCTCATCCAACTCTGGACGTTTAAATGAGAGGTCACGCACTACAGGCTGCGGCTCAGGCTCAGGGTTAATTACGCCAACTTCTTCCAGAAGCAGCGCAAGGTGCGGCGGCAGATCATCACACTTCATAGCGAGAGGTCTGTGAGTTCAGGTTACAGAGAACTGTACCGTGCCAGCCACTGATCTTATTCTTCATCACTGTGATCCATCGACTAGGGTCATCAGGATTATCAGGATCATTCATTCGGCCTATGCCTAGCATGACATCACTCTCAGCCGCCTTACCCAGCTTACTGCCTTCCATCATGGACATGGTGATACGGGTCTTGCCTTCAGCTTCAGCGGATGCTTGTGATAGCCCTAGTATAGCGCAGTCAAACTTCTTAGCGGCCTCACGTAGACGGTAGTAGAGTTCTCTCAGTCGTTCATGCCCAGAGTTAAATTGCTGAGTGAGTGCAATCTTGTCTGCCATATCGACGATAACCACATCGAACTTCTTCTTATTCAGATAAGCCTCAAGCATCTGGATATCCCAGCCTTGAGCATCGACAAAGGTCAGCCTCTCTTTAATACCGGCATAACGGGCAGCGGCTCCGCGAGAGTCAAAAGCAATCTCATCCTTAGTCATACCAGTGTAGGCTTGCACCGCACGTAACTTGGTACGCTTACCAATCTCTTCGTTGGCTATGTAACCTACTCTAGCACCTTGAGCGCAGAAACCTGCCGGTGCAGCACACAGACTTATAGCAAACGCAGTCTTACCTACATTAGAGTAGGCAGCTATGACACCAAACTCTCCTCTACCAATTCCGTAGACCTCTCTAGAGAGTGTGTCGATGTTGAACTTGAAGCGGTTATCATTACTGACAACGGCCAGTAGTTCATCGATGTCATCAGTTACTTCGTTAGCGAAGTCATCAGGCATGTATCCCTCAGAGACACGGTCTAGAAGAGACTTTAGTAGGTCCATTGCAGAGGCATCACCCTCAGACATCTTTATGCCAAGGGTGGCTATGTCGAGGCCGATATGCTGACGCCATAGGTTTTCGATGACATCAACAGCCACTACATCATCGATCACTTCGGCACTGGATACTGAATTGATTAGGTCTTGAATATCGGCTGTCCAAGCACCTGTGCTAGTAGGATTGTTGGCCTTCCAGTAGCTGAATAATTCTAGTGGGGTAAGGTCTTTTTCAAATGTATCATGCATTGATACGATGGTTGTGTAGACTTCTTTAAGTGTATCATCAAAAAGTGAGGGTCTAAGCTTTGCCTTGTTTTCGCTATAGAACGAATTACTGAGGCAGCTTTTAAGTAATGATTGGTCCATTTAACTCTCTTAGCTGTTAACGTATTAATAAGATGTCATTGTAACACAGCCAATAGAATAAAAAAAGCCCCCACCGAAGTGAGGGCTAAATTTCTTTTTCGTTTAGTTTTAGTTAGTTAGCTCTGAACTTCATCTTATTCAGATCAACGGCTCCGGGTTCACCCCTACGCTCCCTAAGCTCAACTTGATAGTGTACTATGCGTGGATTGCCCTTGCAGTAATCTGCTATCAGTTTTTCCAGTGCTACTTCTTCTGCGGCGGCTTCTTTGAAACCACCCTCGATAGATAGATCGATAATTGCTATGCCTCTAGCTTTCATTTTACCATTCCCTTTGCTTTAACGTCTGTATTGGTATCGTAGACGAATACTTGATTTCGCAGCCGATTGCCTGCGCCTATGTTAAATTATGTTAAGCGGAATACTGGTGGAGCTAAGGCAACTATTGGACTGCACCAAACATCTATACCCGCCCAATCAGAAGTAGTTCTGAGAACTTTCTTACTAAGTATGCGGAGATATTTTCTGTAGTGAGCGCCGTAGTTCTTTCTAAGATACGAACCTGTCCAGTGATGTGTTACAAGACACATATGAGGTGACCTCATACATTCAAATTTTTCACAGTTCATTACTTAACACCTCTACAAGCTGGTTAACTGACAGGTTTTTTAAATCCTCAGAAGTAAACCTAATCAGTAAGCTTTTATCTATACTCCTAGCCATTGTTATAGCCTTAGACGAAGCGTCTTTGTCAAGGACCAAATAACAAGCATCGTATTTATTTAGCGACTTTTTTAAGCAATTACTTACGCGAGTACCTAGTAAAGCTATCCCTACAAAGCCGTTAATTCTACTAACAGAACAGGCTGATGGTGTATCCTCAACAAGAACGGCTGTTGATCCAACACCTACGTGTATGCCTTCATCCAACACACCGTAAGTCAGCCACTTAGGTCCATACTTCTTTAAGGATCTACCTAC